GCTGAAGTATCTTGTGTACAGTTGCCTCCGCAGTGGGCTTAGGTATCCAACGATAGTCACTAATCTTGTGCATGACTGTATCGCGGAACTGACCAAAGAAAGGCGACACACCTTTAGGGTTCACAAGCTTTGCCAATCCGTAAGCATCCACAGGCGACTGAGCGGCTGGCGTTCCAGTTAACATCCACAAGCCTTTGATGACTTTGGTAATGTCTCGCATGGTTCTCCATCTGTCAGTCTGCGCGTTCTTGTACGCAGACGCTTCGTCAATCACAATGAGATCAAACCCACCCGCCATAATTTCTTTCTTAACGATCTCAACGCCATCAAAGTTAATGATGACAAACTCAGCAAGCCCGTTAAGGATTTGCTTACGCTTCTCTCTTCCACCGTGCGCTACGGCTACTGTGCGATGCAGAGCAAACTTAAATAGATCCTCTTGCCATGCGGCCTTCATCACCGACAATGGGCAGACAATAAGCACTCGGCTAACTACTCCAACTTTCATCAAATAATCTACCGCCCAAATCACTGATGCAGTCTTGCCTGTGCCTTGCTCATTAAAGCAAAAGCTCTTGCGGTTACTGATTAAAAACTCGGAGGTAATCTTCTGATGATCGAACGGGGTGAAGCCGTGTGGTCGCGGCCAGTCATACTCTGATAGGTTCATTTCTTCTTACGTTCCTTGGTGCTTGTCTCAGTCACCAACTTGTGTTGTGAGTTACGCTTGAACGAACGGTTAGCCGTTGGGGATTGCACCTTTGTGCCATCCTTGTTAACGCCACCTTTACTCAGCGCTTTAACGTGGGCAATGTCTTTACCTTCTCTGGAATCGGCAGTGCCATCGTTGTTCTTGTCGGGGTGTTTCTTGTCGTACTCATTACGGGCACACTGACGCTCCATCCGATTAGGCAACTCGCCACGCTCGACCTGCTGTTGGTATTCCTTTTTATAAGGACGGGGTTTGTTTACGTAAGGCATTTTGTTTAACTCTTTCTTGATATACGACTTCGTTAATAGCCCATTCACGTTCGCTACGACCGCTACGTGATAGAACTTTCTCACCCGTGAGGGATACCAAACTTTGCTTAAGCAACTCAGGCATTCGACGAGCTACGGCATTTCCATCTTCACGGCCATTCATATTCGCTACCTTAGCAATACCATCTTTACCGAGCGGGCCATGGTCTAACAAGGCGTGTAGTATTTGATAGTAGTGGGCATGGACGAACTCCCCTACTTTATCTGCCGCCTCGTGACTTGTCGAGGGGTCTGTATTACGTGCGCGTACATAATCATCTGACATGGTTTATCCTTTGTTGTATTCACATTGCTTTACTGAACACCACTTGCAGAGTGGCCCTGTTTTGGGGTTCCACACCCCGCTCATGAATGCGCCTTCGAGTCGCTCAATATCGGGCAACACTTTCTGCACATACACTAACTTCATCTTGGCATCGTGCTCGGCCTTGACGAATTCTTTACTGACTACGAACATAAGCGCAGACTTAACGCGCTCGATCTCGGGGTACTTGGCAAACAAAGCAGTAGCAATCAGGTCAAGCTGACCCATATCGGCATAGCGTGCGTTCTTACTTGTCTTGTAGTCAACCGAGTAGGCTAGCTTTTTGTCGCGGTTTATGATGACCAAGTCGGCAATCCCGTGCCACCACACGCCCTCGGCTGAGAACTCGCAAGGCTCTAGGTCTTTGGTTAACCCTAGTTTTACCTCGCAATGCTTCTCCCCGGGGATGGCGTTTAGTCTATCTAGAGAAGATCTAATGTACGCAAACTTCTCAGGTATGGGCGTGCTATCTCGAATGTATTCCTCGGCAACCGCGTGCATCTCCTTGCCGTACAGCGTAGCAGTTGTATCGCCCTCGATTACATCCTTGGCAACCTTGGTGTGATAGTACTTTTTAGGGCACTGCTGAAAAGTCTTAAGACTGCTGAACGACCAAATAAGTTGTTTCATAAATTAACTTTCTTGCTCAGGAGGGAAACGCTTCTCGTAGTATTCTTTGCGGTCGTTGTAGCTCCACCGCTCCCATGAGTAATGAATCTCGGGGAACCGCCTGTGCCAGTATTTCCACAGTACACGTACTCCATTTTCAACAAGCCCCATAACTCTGTCCATATCCTGATTCGCAGTTAAGCGGTAGGTCAAGTGCCCACTTGGGGCGCACGCGCATACACATTTCTACGTATTCTTGCGCAGTCTTAGCCTCGGCTTTCGGCGCTATGCAAGCAATCGCATCATGCACAGTCATCACAACCTTGTACTTCTTGGCGATCAATAGCATCTGCTCACCGATCACAATACGAGCTAGGGCTTGGCATACGTTCTCGATTACTTTACCGCCATAGATTCGGTTGGGTATAGTGGCTTTGCCCCGCTTGGTGTCGTACACCATCTCGGCCTTACCTTCCTCACTCTGAAGTATGCGTAGGTTCGGATAGCGCAAGTACAAACCATTGGGAAGTAAAACACCGCTGTTGCCTTCTATCTTGAGAACGCCATCCCTACCCAATCCCATTGCGCTGTTACGCAGTATGGCTTCAAGGGCTAGACCCGCTTTCTTCCAAAGTGCAGTAATTTTCGGATACGTTTCGCGGTAAGTGTTGATAATCCTCTTGGCTTCATCCAGTTCAATCTCCACTCTAAAGTTCTTGAGTTGCGCCTGAAACTTTGCCGCCCCCATCCCGTACCCACAGCCAAGGATAGTGGTCTTACCCACAAATCTCTCATCCTTCGTAATTTGCGAGACGTCTTTGCCATAGATAGCAGATGCCATGATTTTGTATACATCCTCGCCACGATCAAATGCCTCCACTAAGTCGTTCTGTTCCGCAAGCCATGCTAGCGTACGGGCTTCAATTTGTGATGAGTCTGAGTCGATCATCATGTATCCTGTTGGCGCAAAAATAGCGTGTTTCAAGGGGGAGTTGCGCGGTATGTTTTGTAGGTTGAGCTTGTCGTCCCCACCCCACCGGCCTGTGTGGGCGGCATAGTATCGCAAGGGAACTGGCATAAGTCCACGTTTGGCAATCCCAATAAACCTTTCGGTTCGCGTCTCCTCGATGGTCGACTTCGTACCTAGGCGTGCAGATACCAACGCCTGTACTGCGGGGTTGTCATGCTCTAACAGCGCCTTAAACTCTTCGTCAGTCTTAGAGAAGGCGTAAGTCTCTCTGCCTGTGGTTAGGCTAATCTTCATTGGCGGTGTAGCACCAGCGGCTTGCAACATAATGGCAAACTTTTGGTTACTCATCATGTCTTCTTTTTCGTAAGCGCCTAGCGCCATCGCCTTCAAATCTTTCACCGACTCCAAGTGGTCACCGAGTACTTGCAAGTCCAGCGCCAAAGACGGTTCTGTGAACATGCGTATGGTTAAGTCAATTAGACGCAGCTCTACCCGTGGAAAATCTTTGCTCATGTTGCCAAACAATTCCCATGTCAGGGCTACGTCGTTCATGCAGTATTCCCCATACCTTGCTAACTGCTCGGGGGGAAAGTCAATCCGTCTCAGGCCAAGGGCGTTCTCAACTTCTGTACCCTTTTCACCGATGCCGTAGTACTGCGCTAGCACCTTGAGACTGCCCCCTACGTTAGTGCCATGTAGTGCGCGACCCATAGACAGTGTGTCCAACCAACCTTTCGGTTTAATGTTGAAGTGCCAACTCAGGATTGCCCCATCGAATATGGCGTTGTGGGCTAGCGCCAATGAATTGCCCCAATCGAATTGCTTGAGGTACTCGGCAGTCTGAACCATCGTTCCGCTGAACCATTCTGGCTCTCCGTCATCCACCTGCACTGATACCCCTACGACATGGAACTGCGGGTTACGGATGTACTCTTCGGTAGTCTGCTTTGCAAACCCAATCTCGCGTGAATAGAACGTCTCGAAGTCGATTGTTATAATTTTCACTGCATGCACTCCTCTATTACCCATTCTAGGTATTCGTAGTTATTTTCACTAACGATAAGCGTATGCCCACCACTGGCGTTGATTAGCCGTAAGTTTTTTAGTTGCAGGGCTGTCGCTACGCCCTTACCAGCCTTGGCTTCGATAGCCATAAACTTGCCGTTTACGCAACATAGAAAATCGGGGACGCCACTGTTGCCGTAGCCAGTACCAATAGGCATGGCGTAGTAGATGTTGTGGGCTTTGAGGATAGCCTTGATCTTTGCTTTGACCTTGGCTTCAGGTGTGGTTGCCATCTAATACTCCAGTTGTTTATGGAGTCAATATAGCACATCACTTTACTTTGTCAATAGTACAGACGTAAAAAAGCCACCCGTAGGTGGCTAGGAATTACCCTAACATTGTTAGGTTGGTTTACTTCAGCATGGTGATCTCACGAGTCAGATACCACTGAGCTTTGCGCAAGTCTTCGAGCTTGTTGCCTTTGTGGTCAGCACGAGTCAAGTACTTCACCACGTTGCCGATGTTGTAGTTCAGCTTCTTCGCTTCAATGAAGTCGATGGTCTCGATTCCACCTACCTTGTAATGGGCAGGGTGATTCACTAGGTCATCAAACTCGGGCTCAAACATATCAATCTGCTCTTGCTTAGGCGGTGTGTACTCCATAATGAGAGGCTTTTCCTCTTTTAACGATGCAATTGCCCCTTTAATCATATCTAGCGTCACGCCTTTTCTTGGTGCGCCTTCTCGTTTCAATGTAAGCGTAGTCTTTACTACTTTAGCTTTCTTCTTTGCGTTCCACAACACTGTGTATACGTACTGAAGTCCAACACCGATAGCCTCGGCTACCTCTTTGGGCGTAGCCTTTGGATTCTTGGCTACATACGAACGCACTTGTGCGGCTTTGGTTACTTTTTTAATCATGGTTTATTTCCTGTTTGGTTGTTAACGTACTCAGTAAGGACTTCTCTCATCTTGGCTTGCTTTGACATTCGATGGTTGGTGTCGAAATAATCCATCACCTCCTTCGGTAGCCGCAAGCTCGTGCAAGCTAAGGCGGGTTTCTTACCAAGCCCCCGCCCCTTGCGTTTCTTCTCTAACTTTAAATACTCAATTCCTGTGGTCACTATTTTTCTCCTTGAGTTTAGCTTCACATGCTTTTGCAAAATCAATTGCGCTGTGCGTTATCGTCAGGTGCAAAAACTCGTTGCGCTCCTCATTTGTCAGCCCAACCCATGTGCGCTGTGTATACAAAGGCAACACCTGACCAAGCGGTGTAAACAGATGGCTGTCTTTGTCTGTGCTTACCGTGCCGTTGGTTGGGTCGTACCATGCTATTGGTTTCATCGTTGTCTCGTGCTTTGCTACTACTTCAATACCCTCACCATCCACTCGGCTGTCGTAGCAAGCGCATCCTCTCTCATAGCATTCTTTATTTGCAATCATGTTGTTCCTTTTTAAGGTCTTCATAGTATTTCTTAGGCATAGGCGATTTCTTATCCAATAGCTCTCGTAGCCACTGCGCCCCGCCTAGTTGGTTAAAAATTATCCACTGCCTATCAGACATTCGTATGTTCCTAAACGTTATGGGGTCAGGCGGCTTTGGTCTTGGCATCTAGCAAACTCCTTGAAATTACTTTGTTAGCCCAACATCTAGCACATGACCATCTGCTTGGGGACAACTCGATACCCCCCTCGGGGGGCTTCATCTCTTCGCATTTGTTGCATAGCTTGTACTTGTGCATAGGTTGCTTACTTCCAAGTTGAAGTTGTCGGTTTACAAACCCGTTCATCGTTTCATATTCCTTATGTTCACGGCAAT